TATCTGTTAGAGCGCGTATTGCTACAGGTGTATTTTGTAAGAAAAAAGGCCGAGCATAAAGCTCTGCTTTCTTATCATATATACTATATATATCTAGTATCATTATATTTTTCTAATTAGTTGTTTTGTTTTCGCCAGTCTACATTTTTCGCGTATTTGTAGACGTGCAATAGAATTGTCTTCGTGTAACTGAAGTTCGATCGCTTTTTTAAAGCGATTACTTTTGATTTTTTTGAAATCATGAGGATGGTTTAGTTCCATTTGCTTATCGTAGTAAGCTGGTGGTTTTCCTTTTTTAGATGTTCCAATGACGACATAGTCATATGGATACATATCTTTATAGTATTTGTCAAACCATGTTTTTGCAATGCCGGGTCTACGGGACATTGTAGTATAAGGTGGTATTTTATTTTTGTATGCAGCTTTTGCGGATTTACCTAACTGCTTTTTCATTATGTATCTAGCTACGTAAGCGGCTGATTCATAGGAGACTTCGCCTATATATGAGTTTCCTTGATGCTGCCATATTTGGGATAGTATTTCAGATGTGTAGAGTGGTATGTTGTTCGTTGTTGTATAGAGTTTGAGATCTGGGAATTGATATCCGAAGAGGCAGGCATGATGGTGAGGGCGTTGTGTTTGGTCTCCATATTCGCCGCAGTGGTAGTAGCGTATTAGTTTTGGTGAAGTATATTTTCTTAGACGTTTCATGAAATTCTGAAAGTCTGATTTAACTAAAGTATGATTTTGATGTATTGATTCTTCGTTGAAGGTTAGAGTAATGAAGGAGTTTTCTTCATGCATTTGTGATTCGTGAACGCATCGTATAGCCCATTGGCGTGATCGATCTAATCGACAGCCTATGCATTGACCGCATGGGACTATTACCTTTAGATCAGTATATGCGCGGTTAGAATTAAAAGTAATACCGCGTTTCCCTGTATCTGAGTTGATATAGATAGTGCGGTATCCTAACATAGGATGGTAGCATGGCATTAAATACGATGACCGCCGCGCAATTGTGTTGCTGGTTTGCTTTGTAGATTTCTTCGATGAGTTCGTGATGCAGTTCGAGAAAATCTTGCTTTATCTTTTCGTGGATTTGTTTTTGTTCGCCTCATTGTTCTGATTTTGTTTTAGGATGTATTAATTTTATATCATCCAATTGTTTTTGTGTTTTACTCCGCTTTCCTTTTCTTGGTTTATAGGTTGCGGATATTTCGTTATATATGTTAATAATCGATTCTTTAAGTTTTTTACCGGTATCGTATACTTCTCCTCCTATTCTTTTTGCGGAGTGCATTACACCGGGAGCTATTACTCCTGCATCGTGTCGAGCTTTTATCATTGCCAAGTCTGATCCTGCAGGAGAGTTCCATGCGTCATATACTTTCTTCTTAAGACTATAATCGAGATCAGCTGATTTTGCTTCTGCTTTTAATTTATTGATTGTTTGTTGCGCTGCTTCCATTTGTATTTTTGTAGCCTTAGAATCTACTGCTTTATTATAAGAATTTAGTGCCGCTGAAGTTCCTAAATCACCATAAGATTCTTCTGGTCTCATCATTGTAGCCTGAGCACCAGATGGCATAGATCCAGACATGGAATGTGCACCCTGATGAGCTGATAGTATAGGGTTTAATCCAGCTTTTCTTAGGTCAAAGACCTCTCTTCTATGAGCCGTATTTGATTGCCTAGCTTGAAAGGCTCTATTTATAGCAGCTTGTCGTTTTTGGAATTTTCGATTCTTATGAGCCTCCATCGCACTGGCCGCATTGGTTGCGCCAGTATTTCGTATGGATGCCTGATTGGATAATTGATTTCCAATAAGTGCGCCAGCAGCCGCTACCCCAGCAGCAATGAGTGGATATGGCATTAGAAGTGGTCAATTAGACCAGGCACTGAATAAACAGGCATTGGTCTTGTTGTTTTTGACTGAAGATAGCAGTCGAGTATGAACTCTGGTTCCGATGGAACTGCTATTATACGCTCAACAGGTGGATCATCCTCTATAAATGCCGCATTTAATACAGGAAGAGCTGAAAAGTCTTCTGATAAGTGCCAGAAGTCTAATGTTTGTGGGTCTGATGATCTCATTTTCCCTGTTATTTTTGATGGATAATATCGATATTCTGCGAATCTCTCTTGATATCCGAATGTTAAATCATCGGTTGGTGTTCCCTGTGCATAGATTTCTTTATTTAATACTGATTGTTCACCTAGATGAGCTAGTGTTGGCCAGTAGAAATCATAACGTGTTGATCGTGAGAACATTCTGGGTATCCCAGTTTGATAAGTTAAATCTGCACGGACATTGCATAGTCCGATTATTACGCAGTGTTCTGTAAAGGATTTAGTAAATCCATTACCTGAATTTACTGCTGTTCCATATCCTGCAAGATTTCCTTGAGGCGTTGTAACATCAGTTGATGATGTTTGTGGTACAGGCTGTATATTTATTGATTTTGATTGTCCGCCCAAGTATTCTGGACGTTGTAATCTCGCGTCAGGTGAAGTAACTCCGAAGTGTGATTTTATTACTTCGGTATATCTTGTTCCTCCACGTGCATCTTTTTCTAGCATTCTTTGCAATTGAAATGCTTCTCTTAATGAATTTATTGTAGCTGCTGTTGCATTTGTCAGATCGGCAAATAAATTTGCTCCTGAATTATCTGTCCAACCTGTTCCTACTGTATCGAGATTTGCATGTCCCTGATGTGCAGATACTGATGATGCATCTTTTCTACCTACGTAGAAATTATCATCTTGTCCTGTTGAAGATGCATATCCTGCAATATCTTCTATTTTAACATATGCTTTTGTTCCTAATGGTAATGTAACTCCTGTTCCTTTTTGTGGCCATGGTAGACATGATGTAAAATAATCATGCCTTTTACCGCGTCTTCGTAGTGCGTAATCTGCTTGGACATCTGGCCCGTCTGTTACATTAACGACGAGAGAATTTTGTAAATTCTGATCACGGAACCAATCATTATATATTAGATTGTAAGCGCGATGCCACATAGATGAAACCTGTAGATTGGATACTCCTATTGGTAAACCGAAGTAATCTTCTAATCCTAGAGTAAGCCATCCGGCGTTTGAATCTAGGATTGGTATGGTAAAGTCGATAGAATCTCCGGGATCATCTTGAGATCCCATAAATTTCTCCCAGTTAACCCATAGTAGTCGCATAGGTACTGCAAAATAGAATGTATCGAGATACATATTGTCCATTATTGGGACAAGTGGTGTTGCTAATCTAGCGAATAGTGTAGCTTGTAAATTGAATGTATCCCCGGGTAATGCTTCATCAACATAAAAAGGAACTATATATCCGGAATTAAAGGTAGTCTTATATCCGTGAGTTCTATCGAATGTAGAACGTTGTATTTCTGCTTTAGGCACTTGGCTAAAGCTGTGTTTCATTACTGATTTATGTTTCATACTATTTTGATTTTATAAGGTATTTTCTGACTGACAACCATGACGGTGTCAGTCAGCACAGTTGTATCAAGAGAACAACTGTGCTTATGACTTCCGTTTTACATTTTAATAGGGTTAATACTTCACTAGCCTATCAGCTAGTAGGATTCTCTGTAGAGGATTCTGATTTTTTAATGGGGTCTACCACATTATTCGTTGAAGGATCGCCAGAAGGCTCTATGCCATCTGGTTGTGGCGGTTTATCCGCCTTTGTAAGACCAATTTTAATGGATTCTTCTTCATTATCCGGATCTTGTATAAACGCGATAAGATTATTAGGATCATTATCGAAGTAAGTCCGTATTGATGCCGGTAGTTTCATGAATTCCTCATTTGCGAGGATAATGTAATTTTGAGCGTCTTGATATGATTCCACATTAGTGAAATCTCTATATTGAGCTTGTCTATCGCTCATAGGTAATGGCATTTGTCCAGTCTTTCGTGCTTTAGCCATTATTAAATTAATGTCAGCTTCATTAGCTAATGATTGCTGAGTCATTGATATTCCGGGGTCGCGTTGACGACGTGGTATTTTTTTTGAGTATAGAGATAATATTTTCATATTTAAACGTCAGCCGTTTGTGGTATCTGCATTTGGCGTGGATCTATTTTAGCTTCATCAGCTAAATCTTTAATTGCGCGCATCTCAGTTATTAATTGAGGAATATCTGGTGTGGATATTAGTCCAACGGATTCATCGAATGAGCCTATTAAATAGCATGCATAGTCATCAGCATGTTTAGCCATTGCGGTATCTGCATCGATATTATCTGTTAGAGCGCGTATTGCTACAGGTGTATTTTGTAAGAAAAAAGGCCGAGCATAAAGCTCTGCTTTCTTATCATATATACTATATATATCTAGTATCATTATATTTTTCTAATTAGTTGTTTTGTTTTCGCCAGTCTACA